AAAATAGAGTGGTGATGAACTGGAGTGAGGTAATCAATCTGATACTTGGAGGCGGGCTGCTCACGTGCCTGGTGTCGCTGCTGTCGTTGAAGTCGACAGTGCGCAAGGCTAATGCAGATGCGGATAAAGCGCGGGCAGAAGTCGAGACGGTACGGATAGATAACGCAGAACACGCCACTCGGGTGTTAGTTGAGAATATAGTAAAACCCTTAAAAGAAGAACTTAATGCGACAAGAGAAGACCTGCAAGCGACGAAGCGTGAGATGGCATCGACAAAGCGCGAGCTGGCGCGGTTCAGGAAGGCGTTGGACACGGCTAACGGGTGTCCTCATCGTGATGTTTGTCCTGTCTTGCGGAAGCTGCGCGTCGACCAAGAAAGCCGTCAACGCCACGGAGAAGTCGGAGACGACAACGGTCAAGGCGGACAGTGCACGTGCGGAGGTCAGGATAGTTCAGGGACAAGTGATAGCGTCAAGCGAGACGAGTCTACGAGTGCCCGTGGACAGCCTGCGTAAGCTGCCCGAGGGCGCGAGCTACACGACAAAGAGCGGTCAAGCCGGACTGCGGCTGGCAGTGCGAGGAGATAGTATCGAGGCGACGGCGACGTGCGACAGTCTGTGGGCGGAGTTAGACTACTACGAGTCGCTGTATTGGTCGACGCGTGAAGAGCGCGACCGCTATAAAGAGGCGGCAGAGGCTCGAACGGAGGCCGAAAGCAGTACGAATGGCGTTAGTAGAGGGTTAGTAATGATAATAATATTAATCGTCGGCATGTTAGCCGGCGCGGTAATAACAAACAAAGTAAAGCAAAATGGATAAAAAATTCATGTATGGTATCGGCAAGGTGACTTTCGATACTTTCGAACTTGGTTATATTGAGAAAGGCTCTTGGGATTGGGGTGGCTCTAAGCCGGAGACAACCGACATCGAAGCTGAACAAGTCCCCGATGCTCCTGTTCTCACTCTGTTGAATAAGAATGCAAGCATCTCGCCTACATTCAATCTTATTCAAGTAGATTATAAGAATCTCAAAGCCGTCCTCGGTGGCGAGTTAGTTGGAGGTGAAACATCGCCGACAGGCTGGAAAGCTCCGACCTCATTGGTGCAAATCTCGGGCAAGCTTGCTATCGAGCTTGTTTCCGGTCAGACAGTGACTGTCCCCAATGGTACCTTACTCGCCAATCTCGGCGGCAAGCTTACCTTGACCGAAACATCCAAACTTGAGTGTCAGCTCAAGGTTAACAAACCTTCAGATGGTTCTGCACCTTACGAAGTTAACGACACTGTTGCTGAATAAATATGAACACTGATGCCGTAAGGCAGGTCCAAATAGAGGGCGCGGATGCTCTGCTTGATGTTGGGGTTAGTGTCCCAATGGCGAGTATTCGCGTCCCCTTTAAAAAGAAACCTGTCGAAATCCGAGTAACGATGAAGCGTCCGTGTTTAGCCGGGCAAATCAAAATAGCTCGTATATACTTATCTATGGGTGTGACAAGTGAGGATATGTGGCGATTCAGTAAGGAAGATGAGATGAGATTCCTTGCTGATCATGGTAATAAGATTGCTAAAATGATAGCAATCACTATATGCCGAGGCGCATTGACTTCTCGTCTATTCTTAGGATTAATGACATGGCTGGTCAAGAACCGTATGAGTAATGCGCACCTCGTCGGAGCGATGAAGCGTTTTGTTACACTCATGGGAACTGACCCTTTTATACCTATTATCGCATCGGCGGAGGTGACGAATCCGATGAAGCCGAGGACGAGCCAAAAAAGCAAGGGGAGTTAAGAACCGAGTATGAAGGTTCACATAGCCTCTTTGGATTCGTGTGGCAAATAGCCGATGCCACCGGGTGGAGTATCAAATATATATTATGTGGTGTCAATTATCAGACGCTGATAATGATGCTAAGCGATGCCCCACGATACGTCAGGCGTAAAGTAAAGAATACATCAGATGCCGATTCGGCGGAAGATGAAGCAAGTGATATCGCAGGATATTTTCAAAGCAGATTAAATGAGTAAACCGGTAGAAATAGAAATATTGCTTAACGACCGCGCATCACGCGGACTGAATAATGCACGCGCAAATGTCAAAGGTCTGACTTCTGAAACGGCGGCAGCCGGCAAGCAGATGAACCAGCTTGGTAAAGAAGCAGATGGAGTCCAGCAGATTTTCAAAAAGCTTATCGGAGCATTTACCATGAAGGAACTGGTGTCTCAAATCACCAAGACGAGGGGCGAAGTACAGCAACTTCAAGTCGCATTTGAAACGATGCTTGGCAGCGCAGAGAAGTCTAATGAACTGTTTGCTCAATTAGTCAAGACGGCAGCCATCACTCCGTTTGGCCTCGAAGATGTTGCGAATGGTGCGAAGCAACTGCTTGCGTATGGTCTCGAAGCTGAGAACGTGAATGAGACACTAACGAGGCTCGGTGATATTGCTGCCGGCCTATCTGTACCATTGAATGATCTTGTGTACCTGTATGGTACGACTATGGCTCAAGGTCGATTATACACACAAGACCTCAATCAATTCACCGGACGTGGTATTCCGATGCTTTCGGAATTGGCAAAGCAGTTTGGTGTAGCAGAGAATAAGGTGAAGGACTTGGTGGAATCCGGTAAGGTCGGCTTCCCTGAAGTTCAAAAGGTTATAGAGAGCCTTACTGATGAGGGTGGTAAATTTGGCGGCCTTATGGAAGCTCAGTCAAAGACCATCACAGGTCAAATCTCTAATATCGAAGATGCTTTATATATGATGTTTAATGAAATCGGACAAGAGTCCGAAGGGATCATCAATAAAACATTATCCGGCATCTCTTATGTAATTGAAAATTATGAACGCTTCGGTAGAATATTGATGGGCGTTGTTGCCACCTATGGCACATATCGAGCAGCCGTCATGCTGGCTGCCGCTGCATCCGGATGGGAGACCACTGCCGAAGCTCTAAAATATCATTGGTTGCTCCTCGTCGAGGCTGCGCAAAAACAACTCAACTTGACGATGATGCGCAACCCTTATGTGCTTGTGGCGACAGCTGCCATAGGGCTTGTCTCGGTACTAATCTCCATGAAAAACCAGACAGAGTTATTGCGCGAGGCGGAAGAACGCTATCAAGACCAGAAGCAGAAGATTATTGATAAGGAGAAAGAACATGCAACGGAGATTGAGAATCTGTGCTCAGTCGCCGGTAATGAGGCTGTATCTACTAATAATAGACGTGCAGCTCTTGATGCTCTTGAAAAGAAATACCCATCAATCTTCGCCAAATATAAGACGGAGGCTGATGCGTTAGCACATATCTTGGAAATTAAGGAGAAAATTGCTGCGCTTGATGGCAAGCGGTCTATCGAGAACCCCAAGAATGAACTTAAACAGGTTGACAATCGTATTGCCGAATTGGAGGCTAAGCGTAAAGCCAATGGTCGCAATGGTGTTACGGCTGCGCTCTCAGCTGCCGAGACTGCTGAGCTCAAAAACCTGAAAGCTAAACGCGCATCACTATCAAAGGAAGTGCGTAAGAATGAGGTTAATACGTACTTCCAGAACTTGACCGGTATAGACAATGACACGCTCGCCGAGCAGATCGCGCAGCGTGAGAATTTGCTGGCAAGGATGAAGATGTCAGGAGCGCAGTATGGCGAGATTTGGACCGGCGATTCAAAATTGACCGGTGTATATTCTCGACAGGAATTGGAGTATCAAGCCGAGAAACTGAAGAAAGAGCAATCTCGTCGTAAAGAGACAAAGAGCTCAAGCTCCGACTGGGCTGCTGCCGCCAAGAAAGAGTATGAAGACGCACTTACGGAGTACAATAAATTTATCGAAGATAAAACGAATAAACTCTCTAAAGAGGAGTTTGAAGAACAGAGCAAAAAGCTAAAGGATGCTCTGGATGCGGCGAAAAAGAATTACGACAAGTACAAGCCGCAGACTGATAAAGACTCCGAATCGGCTCAAAAGAAAGCCGATAAGGCGAAGCGCGAAGCCGAGCAACGCGAAGAACTGGAGCGTAAGCTTGGCCATGAGTTGGTTGAACTGCAAAATTCCAACGAAGCCGAGAGTATTGATGCAATGAAAGATGGGCTAGAAAAGAAGCTGGCTCAGATTCGTGTAGATTACCAGAAGCGCAAAGAGGAAATCCAAAAACAAGAAGAAGAGTGGAAAAAGGATAACAAGAAAGCCGGGCTTGGAAATAATCTGAGCGAAGAACAACAATCGGCTATAGATACCGCCACGGAGCTAAACGAGGAGAAACGTCGCAGGGCTATCGCTCAGACGTATCAAGATGAGTTTGCTCTGATGCAGGATACACTGCAGCGATATGGCACGTATCAACAGCAGAAATTGGCTATAACGTCAGAGTATGCCGAGAAGATAAAGAAGGCGACCGGAGCAGAGCGACAGTCGCTGATTGCAGAGCGCGATAGTAAATTGGCCGGAATCTCAGCCAATGAGCTGAATGTTAAGGTTGATTGGGCTATTGTATTCGGAGAGTTTGGCAGTATGTTTTCTAAGGTTATCAAGCCTGTCCTGGCTGACGCGAAGAAATATACTCAGACTGACGAATTTAAAAATCAAAGCCACGATAGTCAGCAAGCGGTTTATGACGCTATCAATAAGATGGAAGAAGCTGTTGGGGCTACCGGTCCCGCTGTCAGCTTCGGCAAACTTGGGCAAGAGATAGATGCTTATCAAAAGAGCGTTGAAGATCTTGAAGCCAAGCAGGATAAATATAAACTATCTTATGACCTTCTTATAAAAGCGCAAGAAAATTATAAGAAAGCGCAAGAGAGTGGCAATGCTGTTCAGATACAAGCAGCCGATGGTATCCTTCGCTGGGCGGAATCGCAAGAGCAATCTGCGGCATCAGCAGTTGAAACGCAACAACAAATAACCGATGGTTTCAAGCGTAATGTTACGGCAACGGCACAAGGTCTCAAGGCTGCAATGTCTAATATAGTAAGTGGGCTTCAGCAGTTATCGTCCGGCAATATCTCCGGGGCGTATACAGGTTTGATTGCGTTAGGTAAGGGAGCTGAGAAACTTGGTGGTAGCTTGGGCAAGGTTTCTAAAACAGTAGTCGATGCGCTTGAAAGTGTGCCTATTGTCGGGTTTGTTGCAGAAATTCTTGATGTATTAAAAGATGGCCTCAGTAAGCTCGTTAGCGGGTTGCTTGATACTGTATTCGATATAGTATCAAATATCTATAAGGATATATTCTCAGGCGATATTTTCAAGTCGCTTGGCGAATCTCTGCTTACCGGCATCAGCAATATCTTTGATGCTATAAGCTTTGGCGGATTTTCTAAACTCGTTGGTAATGGCGACAGTGACAAAGATCTGGCGAAAGACCTAGAATATCTATCTGCTGTAAATACTGCTTTGACCAAAGCGGTAGAGAACCTTACAGATGTGATGTCAGATACAGCCACATCTGACGCAAAAGATGTATATGAGCAACAGGTCGAGCTTATCAAGACTTCGATGGCTAATACTCAACAAGAGTTGCAACGCTCCGGGGCTGCGTATAGTAACGGATTCCTCGGTATCGGTGGTAGTCATTCGTCGAATAAGAAGATTGATGATGAGATGTCGTCGAGTGATTGGTCTCGTATAAGCTCTATTGTCGGCAAGACGGTTAATGGTGCTGCTGATTTTTGGACGATCACCAGTGAGCAAATGGCGAAGGTCGCCAACGAAGCACCTGACCTATATGCCAAGATCAAAAATCTTGCTGACGATGGTTATAAGAACTCCGCTCAATATATGGATGAGTATATTGAATACTATAAGCAGTTAGAAGAACTTCAAGATGCTTATTATGAGAAGCTGACTGATGTGTCGTTCGATGATGTGCGCGATGATTTTAAAAGTCAATTACTGGACATGACATCGGATGCAGAAGACTTTGCTGATAATCTTGACGACATCTTCATGGATGCTTTGGTTGAGAGCATGATGAGCGAGAAATATGCTGCGCGTCTCAAAGAATGGTACCAAGACTTTGCGAAGGCAATGGAAAAGGGCTCTCTCAGTGAGAGTGATGTTGATGCACTACGCGATGAATACTATGATATAGTAAATAGCGCGTTAGCGGAACGAAATGCGCTGATAGATGCACTTGAAATTGATACAAGCTCTACGAGTCAGACGGGACAGTCGGGCAGCTTCACGGCTATGAGTCAAGACCAAGGAACAAAGCTCGAAGGTTTGTTTACAAGCGTCCAAATGCACACGGCATCCATTGATGAGCATGTTGAGAATGTCACTGAGAAGATGTCTATCGCTACTGACCATCTCCGTAGAATCGAAGAAAATACAGGTCTGTCGGCAGATTATCTCTCGAATATAAAAGAAGATATTCAAAAAATTGTTCGAGATGGATTAAAAACGAGGTAATTATGGATAAGATTTTAGGAGGCCTCGTTCTGATGAACGAGGTTGATATATGGACCGAGTATGGAGTCTTCTTGACAGAGGAGAAGAAAGGTGGGCGTGATAACCTTACATCCATCATGTCCGCCGCAAAGACCAAAACTCACGTAGGCGTTGACTTCCGCGAGGCCAATGGCGTAAAATACTCGGATAAATTAGTGGTAACCAATCAAGAGCGTGAAGTTACTTTACATTTCGCATTGTACGCCAAGACGAAGTCTGAATGGCTCGAACGGTATCGTGCGTTTATCAAGTTCCTCAAGCAGGGCGATAATGGTTGGCTCAATATTGAATTTACCGAGTTGTCTATAACGATGAAGGTATATTACGTAGAGAGCAGTAGCTATAAGCCGCTGACATGCTTATGGAAAGAGGGCGTACAAGCAAGCCGGTTTAAGGTTAAGTTTTGCGAACCTCAACCTCAATTTTAATGATATTCAAACCAAGTTAGAATATGCTTTTAACGATATACGATAGTAACAATATAGCGAAGGTGCAATTGTCTCCCGACGATAGTTCCACTCAACAAAAGGAACTGCAGGGGGATAATGTACTATCTCTTTCGTTCAAGCTATACGACCATATAGCTTTGGATGTAAATGACTATATCGACTACGAAGGCGAGAGGTATTGGCTACAAGAGCAATATTTGCCTAAGCAAATTTCGACCGTTGAATGGCAATATGATGTCAAATTTTATGGCATCGAAAGTATGATAAAGCGTTTCCTTGTTATTAAACAAGTCGATGGCGAGAATGATCCTGTATTCACACTGACCGCACCGCCTCGAGAACATGTCGCTATGATTGTAAGCTGCATCAATAGCGGCATGGGGGTATCTGATTGGAAGGTTGGTACAGTTGATGGCACTGATAATATTGTAATTGACTATCAAGGTAAGTATTGCGATGAGGCTCTGAAAGAAATTGCTGAAGCAGTTGGCGGTCGTGCCGAATGGTGGTGCGATAGTCAAACTGTCAATATTTGCAGATGTGAGCAAGGCGAATCCATCGAATTGGGATATAACAACGGCCTAACATCTATTGATCCTGATAAGGCGGACAATGCAAAGTTTTATACGCGACTATTCCCGATAGGCAGTAGTCGTAATATTGATAGTAGTAAATACGGATTCAGCCGCCTTCAATTGCCGGATGGTGCAAAATTTGTCGAGATAAATACTGATAAGTATGGCATCTATGACTATTATGAGCAGTCAGCGTTCGCTGATATATATCCTCGCCGTATAGGAGTGGTCTCATCAGTGCGCAGTGAAACTGCTAGAGATGATGATGGCAACACATATTATATATATTATTTTAAGGACGATTCTCTGAATTTTGATCCTAACGATTATGAAATTGGTAGCCTCGTCAAGCGCGTCTCGTTCCAAGAAGGCAGTGAACTTGCCGGTCTTGGTTCTGAAGACGATGGGACATATTACTTTGAGGTGAATTATAATTCCAAGACAAAGGAATTTGAAATCATCACAATATGGCCGTATGATGACGACACACAGTTGCCCGGTGGTACATTGATTCCTAAGGTCGGTGATAAGTATATATTATGGAATATAAGTATGCCGACTGAGTATTATGCACTTGCCGAAGCGGAATTTCTCGAGGCGGTAAATGCTTATAATGATGAGAACGCGATTGATACAACCGTCTATAAATCATCTACGGACCATGTATGGATTGAGAATAATAATGTAGGTATATATATTGGTAGGCGTACTAGACTTGTAAGCAGCCAATATTTCCCCGAGGCGGGTTATCGTGATAGTCGTATCACTAAGATAACCAGAAAAGTTGTCTTGCCAGGCTCGATGGATATCGAAATTAGCGATGCGCTTAGCACTACATCTATGCAGAAGATGTCTAATGATATATCTGACATCAAATCATATGTAGAGCAATCATCAGTGTCTTTGCCTGATATTGTTAAGACAGGCGATAAAACAAAGCTTACCGACAACAACCTCTTATCGGCATTACGAACTTTGAGCGAAATAGCGGCTCGTGCGCTGTCCAAGGTTAGCGAGGATGTGGCGGCGGAGTTGATAAGGTTTGCGAAGGGTTTGACGTCTGACGGTATTGTCAGGGCTAAGGCCGGGGCGGAGTTTGGGGAGTTCGTGAAGTCGCTGTATGCGGGCAAGGGAGCGGGCGTTGATGCTGCGGGTAATGCGCAGGTTGAGAGCCTGGAGGTGCGCAGTTCGATGACGGTGATGGAGCTAATCATCAACCGCTTGTCGGCACTGGAGGGCGACCAACTACTGACGGAGGCGGACACAATAGAGCGCGTAGATGCGAGTGAGGCCGACCGAAATATTTATCAGCTGTACTTGAAGTCAAAATGGGACGGGTATTATACGGCACAGGTTGAGGGTAATGTCCTCAAGGGTGTTATCAATACGCTGGCGAAGGGCAGCGGCACGTATCAAACGTGCTGGATGCGCGTGAACTCGGTGAATATTACGGAGAATCGCATAGAGGTGTCGTTGTACGGTGATGAGGATGTGCCGAGCGGCAAGAATTACCCGCCATGCGAGTTGATGAAGGTAGCGCGTTGGGGTAATGCGGGTGCGTATACCGACCGTCAGTCGTGCTTGTACTTCTCGTCATCGGAGGGGCGTATTGTGAAGCTTGTGCATGTGACGAAGCCTATCATCGAAAAGAGCAACTACGGCTTTACGGTAGGTACGCTGCCTGAGTTCTTGAGTGAGCTGGGACTGCCGATACGTGAGGGTTGGGATTATATGTACACGCCTGGTATCATCACTACGGATCTTATCACGGTGAATTATCAGGGGCAGCCGGTGGCGACGTATGTAGATCGCGGGCAGTGGCTGATAGGTGGTGCGTATTATTGCAACGCCCGCAATGAGGAAACGGGGGTGTATGAGACGAGTGATGTTTGGTATCAGGGCTGTAAGTGGCGATGTGCCAAGACGGGTACTCAGACGGTACCGGCGTGGAATAATACGGATTGGGCGATGATAGAGGGTAATCCGGAGTTCACGGTGGACTTTGTGGAGCAGGAATCGGTGTTTGATCCGGATAACTTCAACACGACACTAACGGTAGTGGCGAAGTTGTATAATATAGATGTAACGGATGATGTGCTTGATGATGATGTTGTGTGGACGCGTTATAGCGAGGATGTCAATGGTGTTGAGCGTGTGAACTCGGATAAGGCATGGGGGATACGTCATGCGGGTGCGGGTAAGCAGATAAGCTTGACGCGTGATGATGTAGACTTCAACGGGTCGGATGTGCCGAAGGTGCTACGTTATACGGCAACGGTAACGCTGCGTGACGGCATGGGGAATGTGACACAGACGGATAGTATATCGTTAGAATTATAATAGAATGAGATATGAAGACCAAGAGATTTGACTTCAATTATCACCCTTTGCGATTGACGGTGAGTATAGCGCCGTTCAGTGGTGTTCCGGGGAGCCAGACGTATAATGCGGATGCTGATGAGTATGCTCCGGATTATAGGTTGACGCCGTTGACGATACAGCCGCGAGTGGGTGTCTTGGACCGTGACGGGATATTGCCTGCAGGTAGTGTCAATGCGTCGTTGTTCAATATAGTGTGGACGCAGATTATCGGCGGTGAGCGCACGACGATAGATAGTAGTGTTAGCGGTTATGCGATTACGACCTCGGGGGAGAACGCGGGGCGTATTATAGTGAGCCGCAATGCTTCGCCGGGCAGTCCGTTGACGTTGGAGATGTCTGCGGAGTATATAGATCCGCGCAATAAGCAGATATATACGGTTAAGAAGTCGTTTATGATAATGTGTCGTAGTGCGACTTCGGCGGTGCGGTTGTTGCTTGACACGGCGGACCAGACGATATATAATCCGTTGTCGGATGCACAGGTGCAGACAATCACGGCTCAGCTGATGGTTGGCAAGCAGGAGGTGACGGATGATAATAAGGTGATATTTGTGTGGGAGCTGTACCGCGAGAGTGCGGGCGAATGGTCGGAGGTTGGCTCGGATGAGTTTGACGGGTGGTTGGCTGTCTCGGTTGATACTCGCAAGATAGCCATCATGCGTGATATGATGGGTGACGGTATCAAGTTGCGCTGTCGTGCGAAGTATTCGGCAGAGGGTAAGGCTGCGGCTGTCACGTTGAAGGATTCGTCTCCGAGTAAGACGGTGGTGCTGCTGCGCAAGGTTCCGCAGTTTGATTATGAGATTGCGGGCTGTCCGCAGAGTTTGCCGGCGGGGACTACGTCATTTAACCCATACGTGACGCTGTTCACGGGTAAGAGTGTGCTGGAGAACTTTGAGGGTGTGCTGCTGCCGTTGTGGTATATAGCGACCAATACGAAGAGTACGTTGGAGTATACGGCTGTTGCTCACGGGGTGAGTCCGACGATACCGACGGATGCGCTTGATGGTGAGAAGGGTGCTGTGCTGGCTGTAGATGTGGTGGATGTCGGGCCGTTAGGTTATTGGCTGGATAACGGCGACGGCTATCTGCTCACGGATAGCGATGGTGCGATATTATTGATTTAAGTGAAACTTCTAAAAAACATATTAGATATGCCAAGTTATATCAAAGTAAACAGATTGGTGGCGAGTCATCTCGGTTTGACTGAGATACGTGTCCACACGAATGATGATTGTTATCTGTTGTGGCAGGCCGACATGTTGGCGTTCGGTAGCCTGGGTGAGATGTGGGCGTCAGCCGCTCGTATCGGTGCGTTGGTGCTGACGCCGCAAGAGGCGAGAACCGAGCAGGACGGTACGACACTGCGTGAACTGCCTGTGGCGACGGATGAGCAATTCGTCTTGCCGGAACAAGTTGCGGCAGAAGAGGCTGAGGCTGATGACGTCTTGCCTGCGGACGAGGTTGAGGCGACTGAGGTCGAGACTGTTGATGATGTCTTGCCGGCTGACGAGGTTGAGGCTGTTGATGATGTCTTGCCTGCGGATGAGGTCGAG